GTCGATCTACAAGATGTCCGGTCCAGAAGTGTCAGCGGCGACGTTCAATTCGATCCTGACAGGCGGTACATCACGTGCGGGTGAAACGACAGGTCAACTCCAAGCTAGAAACTTGGGGATCATGGTGAACGCTGCGATGACCGGACGTATGTCACAGAACGGGATCGCTAAATTCATTGCTCACATGAACTACCAAGCGCAAGACCCAATGGACCCGTCTGCACCTCAGATGCCATCAATCGCTCAGAAGTTTCCCATTTTGTCCGCGAAAGCAGAGACCTCATTGATGGACGCTGTGCAGCGCAATACGACGATGGCGGGACAGCAAGCGTTCTCTCAGATGTCCTCAGATTTCAATACGCAACTGTCGAACACGCAAGACGAATACGCAAAGCTAGCACTAATTGGAAACAGAGGGTCTGCCGTAGTCGCAAAGATGCAGAATACTCCAGGGATTTCCATGACGCAGATCGCTGCGTTCAAAAAGGGATTGACAACAGAACGCACAAAGCTTGCTGAGTACCACTTTAATCAAGTCGCGATGAACAACGTGGCTAATGGATTGCCACCCGCACCCTCTTATGATCCCTCCGAAAACAAATCAGCATCCCTAGATTGGCTTAATCGTAATGCACCAATGGGTGTCGATGGCGCGTCAGTAAAAGCTGGGGCGTTCTTAAAAAATCACGTTCAGACTTTCGGCGCGGGTAATTTCCCTAAGAATGTACAACAGAAGTTTGCGTCACACCTGACGTCGGGCGATCCAGCACAGCAATCATACGCATTGGAAGCCCTGATGATTGCCGACCCGACCGGCGCAAGTCTTGCCTCACTGTTACCAAAGAATGACTTTGCTGCAAAACTCGGCGCAGAGGCAGCGTTTATCGAACTACAGAATGGCGCATCCCCACAAGCCGCCGCCGCCAAGACTTTTAATCCAGGTTTTATTGAAGCGATGCAGCAACTAGACGGTAAAGGTATGGGAGAAATCCTAGTGCCTGACGCCGCTAATGAACGTGAACGTGAGCAAACTGTCACTGAACTATTTAACGAAGACGCAATGGGCGCGATGATACAGCGTCAGCTTTTAAATGAGTGGCGATTTACGGGCCTAATGTCATCAATCAGTGGGATTGACATTGAGACACAACGTAAACTGAGGGCGGCTGGTAAAGTGTACGCGGCCTATCAGATGTCGCAAGATCGTGAGTACAGCACTGAGGATGTTCAACAAGCGGCATTCAACGCCGTGTCAAATCAAATGTGGGTTCAAAATGGCATTGTGAAGTCTGGACGGCAAGCAACCAACACGGCTGGTGGTATCGTGCTAGGAAAAGAGGTTCTCAACACGGCTACCGGAGACGTCGAAGACACCGTCGCGACCTTAGAGAATGACATATCGAACATTGAAAACGGTGCGTTTTTGATCTTCACTGAAGGAACACTTACAGCAATACCCATACCACGACTCGGAGATAACTCACAGATCGTGGTTAACCAAAACGGAATGCCCGTATCACTTGAAGTCGGCCAAGCTATACAAGTAGACAGCCGGTATCACCCATCCGGTAAAGAGCGTGGCTTTTTGTCTAACTCAGCGAATTGGGAATACAGCCAGACTTTCACAGGCGATCTAGTGCAAGACCGCGCAGCCGCTGTGGCGATCTTTGGACCAGGAATTCGTCTTTCGCCAATCTATAACGGTCAAAATGATGCGATTGGTGAGTACGAATTGATTGTCATGCCAAGATTTATTGGAACACCTAAACTGACTCAGGCAGACATTGAACGCCTCGCTCTTACGCCGCGTGAGTATCAACCCACCCGCTATGGTAGTGGTGGTCCCAAGCCATTTTACTTAGTTAAATAGGAAATTCAAATGGACACCATCAGCAACTATTTCACCGAAAATCCTATTGACCATACCACACTCAATGAGGTCGGAGACCCCACCGAACACAACAGTCTGCTTAACGAATTGCATCGTGGTGCGTATCGCGACGGGGGGTTCGTCAGTCCAACGGTTGGTGTCACGGTTGAGGACACTATGCTGGACTTGCCACACGACGAATACACTGAGATGCTGGACAACGAAGTGTACTCAAAGATTGGACCATCAGCATTTGACGCGGAAGCTGGTGACTACAATCGTGATCGTTTTGACTTCATAACGGGCCACCGCGTGTTCTCGCAGAACGTACAAAAAGACGCGATTGGTCGTAATGTCATCGGCTATGAATTCAATCTGGACAACGCTGAGAACTTTGCGTTGGCGGCGGGTGTACTCAATAAGACCCCCAAGCAAATGCAAGCACTAATGGACGGCACTGAAGGTATTAGTAGCCGTGACAGCCGTGCGCTCTATGAGGCCCAAGTGTCACAAGCTGACAAGATGATCTCTGAGTTAACAGATGGTGCGCCACTGCGTGGTCCACAGCGTATGACACTGACGTCACTGGTGATGCACAACCCTGCGCTACTAGGTCCGAACTTAGTGAAACACATAAAGAACGGCGACGTCAAAAAGGCAATCCTTGAGATACGCGACAAGTCCAACGGATCGAAAAACAAATCGTTGGCTTTGCGTCGGAAACAAGAAGCAATGCATTTTGCTAATTATACACCAGACTATGTGGTCACAGAAGCGTCTGAAAGTGGTTACGCCGCGATGTTTGGAATGCCCGTGCCACGTAAAGTCACGGCCCCAGAGACCTCGTTACGCCCACAATTGAGACCCAATCAGGGCGCAAAGGTCGAAGGTGGTGGTCTCAAGCGATCATTACGTCCACGACTGAGACCAACGGCAGAGCCAGATAGTGGCTTGCAGAGTTCGTTACGCCCACGCATGAGACCTGACGATATGCCCGTACTCGCGTCGGCTGGCGGTCTCACCAGATCGTTACGCCCACAAATGAGACCGGACAGTGTCGGAACAGAAGCACTGGTGTCAGAACTGGAGATCGCGCTGGGTGTCGAAAAGCCAGCACCTGTGGACGCCGCAACAGACAACAACATCGAACCTGTTGTCGTACCGGACCAAGACGGTGAAATTACTGTGACGTCTTTGGGCAACACAGACGCTATGCGACTGTCAGAAGAAATGAACGACGCGCTCAAGCAGATCAGTGGGTCGATGAGTGACAAGCTGACAGAACTTGAGGTCGATACGGACAGCGCAATGTTCTTTGACAACACCCGTGATTACGTCGCTGCGAGAGACGCCGGTGAACTGGTCGAGGGCGATGAGATCGTCATTGGTACAGACGGTAATCTATCGACCTTCTTGCACACGGCAAGTCGCTACGATGCTTCTCCAGCACCAGACACACCACAAACCGACACAGCCCCCGATCTTACTGAAGAGGCTCAAGTCGAAACGGAAGACCCAGTGAAAGCTGAAATTGATAGAAAGAACGCAGCGGCGGCTGACAGCCAAAACCGAATTGACGAAATACAATCGGTCCTCAAGCGTAACCGCACAGTACTCGACAAATCGAACTACACCTTTGGCACCATTACCGACACCTCAGAAGGAGAAATGGAAGTCACCATCAGCACGTCTGGTGACGTCTACGATTCTGAAGGCACACTCATGGACGCATCGGTCGAAGATGGCACGGTCTTCAATCGGGCCGGTGACATCATTGGGTCGTTTGTTGGTGAAGCGATTGACGTCGCTGGTGATGTGGCGGGAGTTGCAGCGGACTACGCATTGGACACAGTTGAAAGCGTTACGAAAGCCGTACAGTCCTTTGGTACATCTGAGTTCGTGAACTTCTTAGGTAACGCTGCGCGTCCTGGGGGAAAAATAACGTCTGGTGATTTTAACGAAGGTGGGCTGGACGCCATGCGCGAAGCTATCCGTATAGCCAGAGCGGCTGGTCGATCTTTTATTACTTATGAAGACTTAGGAACGACTGAGGAACAAATCTTAAAAGAACCTCTATTAAAAGGTCTATTCGATCCCGAAACTAGAGTGGCGCGAGGATTGGGTGTCTTTAACTTTAAGATGAACGATGCTGGCGAAACTGTAATCACGGACACTTACGACTTTAACGAAGGAACTATGCGTACAACATTCTATCAAGCATTAAAGTCAGGCAAAGAAGTCGAAGCAATTAAAGCACTATCGTCAGCCACACTGACTGAACAAGCGTCCATGCTTGGCTTTGCGCGACAAGAAGAACTAAAAGCTGCCGGTAAGAAATGGCAGACAGACATTTCGATCAACCTTGGAAACATGGGTGACCGCATTGCGGCAAACATTGGTGGCGTAAGTAAATCTAAACGTCCCATACTTCGCAACTAGTCCAGTAAATCGATATGAACAGGAGCCGACATGGCTGAAGAACAACAGACAATCCAACAAGTCACTTCTGAGACCAACGCTGCGACTGTCGCATCGATTACCCCCAGTTACTCTACCGACAACAAACAGGGGCTGGGCGTCATCAGCACCGCCGCCGAAATGTGGATGCAAGAGACGTGGATTGGAGCAGCGGCACGATACGGGTTTGACCGTGGGCGTGACGCCAACACTTTCGACTACCGGCCTGACGAAAACTTTAATGTCTACGCGCACTGGACCGCGAACCGCGACAAAGACAACGACATGGAAGCTTTTGTCAAAGACGGTCAGTTCGACATGGTCTACTCGCAGGGACAATACGAAGCCCGTGTGGCGTCGTTCCGCGCACAAGTGTCTGACCGGCAGAAGCTACAGAACGGTAGCGGCTTTGGAATGCTGGTCGGAGGCGTTGGGTCCATTGTTGATATCTCCACGCTAATACCTGGGGTCAACATTGCGAAGCGTTTAGGGACCGCCAGTAAAGTCGGTAAGCTAATGAACAAGCGTCCCGCTAAATGGGCCACGGCTGGTGCACAATTCAGCGTGGTGCAAGAAGCCGGTCTGCACTTGATGAACGACGTGCGGACCATCGAAGAAAGCGTACTGAACACCGCGTTGTCTTCCGGTCTCGGCGGTGGTCTTGGGCTATTCGTTTCGGCACGCCGTGGCGACAGCTTTCTGAACCCATCGAACCCGAATTATGTCTTT